ATCTCCACATCGTCGGAGTCCTTGAGCACCATGAAGTAGCGGCTGTCGCCGCACCACACTGCTGCCTCGCCCCGGCTGTTCAGGATGACGGGGTTGGTGTTGGCCGTGCCGCCGTTGTAGTCGGTGTACGTGGCCTGTGGGGTAGTCGTGCCAGCAGCGTAGGTGAACAGCTTGCCGCCCACCAACGGGTTACCGTTGGCGTCGAAGAACTGCATTACTGGACTGGGGATGAGCGTAGTGGGCATGATGTGTTCCTAGTTACTTAGCAAGAGCGTTTTTGTTGGGACTTTTGGGAGCCAACTGGTTAGGTTGTTGCAATGCTTTTTCAAGCTGCTTTTTGTATTGTCTCCCACGCACAAATTCTGCTGCGGTTTGCGTGCCAGGAACTTTTACAGGCAATTGAAGCAGTTTGTCCAAGCCACGCAAAACAACGCTGCCAGTGCCAGAGTAATTTACAGCACCAGGCTGCTTGACCATTACATCTTGAATAGACTTTCTCAAGTCAAGAATTTCATTTGCCCCAGTTTTGCCAAACATGTAAGCCAGTTTGTCCTCTCGTTCAAGCTGGGTCACAAAATTGTTGAAATTGTTGAAAACCATCTTGTCGGTTTCATCACCTTTTTTCAACAACAGATCTTTCATACGTTGCAAGGTATAGCTTTGCAATTCTTTGTATGCTTGTTGTCCTTCTGGCCCACCTTTTTTGAGCAGTTGAGTGACGGTTCTCATTTCTTCCAAAGAGCCATCAACCACAATGTGGTTGTACACATCATCCAAAGCCACTTTGCGATCTGTTTTGCCAGCTTTGGTGCTCAACAAATCATCAACTCGTTTGACGTTTTCAAAATCTTTGGCTAATTGCTTGCGCTCTGATCTGGCCGCACGATACAGATCGCCTCCAGTGCCTTCAGTCATTTCATTGATGACACCTTTGACTTTGCCCATAAACCCAGCAGCCGATGGGTTGCCTTCAGCCAAACTTCCAGCAACTTTGTAAAGGTTTTCAAGGTCATCAATTGACACCTGATTTCCCGTGGCTTCTTTCAATTGCTTAAGTTTTGCGCCAATGGTTTGGATTTGAGGCACAGAAATAGCTTCTGGGGCGTTATCAATTAACCATTGATCTAATTTGCTTGTGTCAACAATTTGTTTTGTCTCTCCAGAGTCTCTAGCTTTTTGATAAGCATCATCAACTTTTTGGAGTTTGGTTTCGTATTGCTTGACCAAGGCTTTATCAATAACAGTGCCAACCGAACGAGGGGAACTGCGATCAATTGTCCCGCCAACTTGCTCAGTCATCAATTCAAATTTGTTCAAAATGTCTTGTTTTTGACCTTCTGCAAATGCGCCGTATTGTCTAGAAAGTTTTTCTCGGGCTTCTGGCGAAATACCGGGCAAAGAGCCGCGCTCAACTTCTGACTCAAACTGTTGCTTTTGCAAGTTCTGTTCACGCTGGCCGGCAGTAGTACGAATGCCTTGGCGCTGGAAACGCTCTTCACGCATAAGCTGATCTGCCGTACTTGCAGCGCCCATGCCTTGCATTTGAGGCTGCTCACGGGTCATTACGTTCGCCAAGACATTGCGTGCTGGTGCGGTTGCCTGCTGAACAACTGGCGCTACAGCCTGACGGGTTTGCTGCATGGCAGGGCCAGCCAAAGCGTTCATTGTTGTGCCCATGCCGCCACCAATGACGGGAGGCAATTTCAATGCATCAAACCCAGCGGCCACCGCAGATAACGCATCTTGCGCAGTCTGGGTGCGTGGCTGATACTGAATCTGCCCTGCCACTTTGCGTTGAAATTCTGGCCCACCAACTCCAGCCAAATACACAGGAATGCCCGTTGCCACGTTTGCTGCAAGAGCCATTGGAGTTTCTATGATGCCAGCGATGCGGTCACGCATAGACACTTCTGGCGGTTTAACACCAGTCACAGCATTTTCATTGCCGGGAATCATTGCAGACGCATCAAGCCCAATGGTCTTGTAAAAGTCCATCTTTGGAATCTGGCTGTAAAACTTTTGATGCAGCGAGTCGGCCAGCTTTACATCTGGCACGGAATCGTACTGCGGATATGCAGCGCGGAATTCAGCAAGTGTGGCCATAATCAATTGATTCCTGGTAAGCCCAAAGGATTGGTTGCAGATGCGCCCGACAATGTGTCTGGGACTAATGCTGCCCCTTTTCCAGCAGCAATTTTTGCAGCAGAAATTACGTTTTCTAAACGTGCTTTTTTATCTTTTATTTGTTGTGGCCCATCACCAATTTGAGGGAAATAAGATTTACGATAGCCTTCAAGTTGATCTTTTGTATATGCTGCACCAGTTCCCAGCGTCAATGCTGCGTCAAGAATATCCAATTGTGCAGACGCAACACGCTGCCGCGCTTCGGACGTTAATGTATTTGCAGCAGGTGTTGACAGCATATCTAATGCCGATGTAAATAAGCCGGGTTTTGCCGCATTTGGATCATCTAGCAAAGCTTGCGTCAATTGACCTTGAGAAAATTGCATACGCTGTAACAGTGTTGAGGCTTTGCGTTCGCCCTCAGTTAATCCTTGGCCTTTGCCGCGCAATTGTGTTGGACCAGCAGCAAGAGAAGCAGGTGCAGCAGCCGCAGGCGCTGGTTGATCTAGCACACTGGTCATGCCGGGAATAGCTTGTATTGCTGGCGCAGGCACTCGTGGGCCTGGCATACCTGCACTAGGCGTTGCTGGAGCAGCCGCAGGCGCAGCACCGCCAACCATTACTGGTATAGCCTGCAAGGTGCGCTTGTTGACGCCGTAGAAATTGCCATCGGCGTCTTCTTTCAATTCAAAACCGGGATTGGCTTTTTCAAACGCAAATTTCTGTTGCGCCAAAGCCAACTGTCCTTGCGCCGTGCGTTCGCCAATGGTTGCAGTTTTTGCAATTGGTGCCATGCCCTGAACCGGCAGGCTGTAGCCAGGCAAAAATGGATTGTCTTGAATTTGCTGAATAAAACCGCCGGTGTCTCGGTCGCGTGTTTTTGGCAACATGAAACCCAGCTTGTCCTTGGCGTCCACAATTTTCAACATGGTTTCAGCTCGAAACTGCCGGTATTCTTCAGGAGTTGTCATTTTTTGCAACTTCTGAATGTCTGATGTAACCGACTTCATGTCAAACATGCCATCCTTGGCCCCTTTGGTCAACTGAGCAATTGCATCTTCAGGAGTCGATGCATCGCCAACAGCTTTCCACGCAAAATCTAGTTTTTTCTTTTGCAACCCAAATTCACGCTCGTCTATTTGAGACTGAGTGTTTTTTGCGTTAAGCGCCGCAAGTTCAATCTCTCGACGGGTTTTTTCAATTGCAGGAATTTGCGACGCCCCGCCACCCGCTGCTAAAAGGCCAGTCAACTTGTTGTAGTTGACAGTGCCTGTGGCTGGGTCAACAGACTGAGCGTAAGCGTTATTGATTGCGTTTTGCGTTGCTTCGCTGCGCTGCGCTGCGCCAAGCTGAAAGCGTGCCAATTCTTGCGCCTGCTGACCACCTTGAATCTGCTGAATCTGGGCGAACTGCGCCAAAGCGTTCGGAGCCTGAATGTCAGGCTGGCGAAAGCTCATTGCGATGTTGGGGTTAACGAGTGCCATGATCAGTCCTTAACTGTATTCCGAAACGCCGGAAAAATCATATGGTGTATTGGTTACACCAGCACCACCAGTTCTACGGCCCAGCGCTTGATTTAGCAACGAATTAGTGGCTTCGTTCTGTCGGTAGTTCATGTACTGACCAACGCCGCCAGCGGCAGCGTTAGCAGCGCCCATGTAGCCCGATGCGCGGGCTTGAGCACCAGCGCCCAGCGCCGCGCCCATACCAGACGCATAATTTTGACCGGCTGCGCCAAGCTGGTTGACTGAGGTTATACCGACACCGGCCAGCGACTGCAATGGGTTCAGCCTTGCGCTGCGCTCAGTCTGGTAACGGTTAAATGCGTTTTGGTATTCTTGCGAGGCAAGCCCTTGGCCGAACTGCTGCAAGGCACCGCCAGTGTTGCCGCTGATCAGGCCACCACGGGCCGCAGCGCTGCGCTCCAGCGCCTTCTGGCCTTGGTTAAACCGGAACCCGTAACCAGGATCGGCTTGGAACTGGTCCATACCAAACGGCGTGTACTCAGACGCGCCTTCCAGCTTGTTCAGCGCCCGCAGCCCGACTTCGCGGAACGGCGCTTGCAGTTCAATCTGGCGTTCAAATTGTTCGCGTTGAAGGTCTGCGGCTTGACCTGCGGCGCGTTCCTGTGATTTGGCTGCGCTTCTGGACGATGATGCGCCCAATAACGCGCTACCGCCTATTGCTCCGCTTACTGGATCAGGCATGATTAATCTCCCATTCGTCAAAAGTTTCAAAAGCGTAGAACTCGCGAATCTCGCGGGATATTTTACGCATGTGATCAAACCCACCTACCAAAAACGCGGTGGCAATGTGAATTTCAATTCCAAAGTTGCGAATATGGAACGCCAAGTTTCGCAAGTGTTTTTTGTCACTTGTTGCCAAGTCATTGGCATCGTGAAATCCGTTGATGGACGCCATGATCAATGGTTGGTAGTACGAGTGATTTGCCATAAACCAAGGGTTTGACGGCAAACTAAACATCAGTGACGTAAAAACCCGATTGACATGATTGTCGCTGATCGGCACATCTTTGTCGATCAAGTCGTCCCACAGTTCAACGGCGTCGAAGAAGCAATTCAAAAAGTCAATTGCGTCTTGGTTACCCAAGCACCAATTGCGCTTGTTGATCTGGTTCTGGTCTTGCCATTCCTGAGTCATTACTGGCATTGCTACCTCGAAATTGCCGTGATAGTGGGCGTGCCCGAATACGTGATGGTCAGCGCGTCACCCGGTGACAAACCGAACATGCCGTAGTACGAACCCGTGTTGTACTTAGTGCCAGTGCCGCGCTGGAACTCGACCTTGCGCACACCGCCGCCGCTGATCATTATGTCAATCGGGCGCTCTGTCGTGTTGCCGTACACCAAGGGCGAACCACTCAGCGGCACTGGTGCTGGAGCGTTTGGCGGCGTGTAATCAATGTCCGACTCCAGCAGCGCCAGCAAATACCGATACCACTCACGCGAGATCAAACCAGTTCGTTCGTCAAAGAACGGAACCCTGTTTGATGGAATGTTGGTGTTGGCGTTAAGCATTTGTCGGCGATACGATCAGTTCTGCGCCCATGATGGCGATCTTAACGGGGTCAGTACCCGACAGCTCATACACCCGGTCGCGCAGCTTCATGGTCATACCCAGCCTGCGCCAGATCACCCGCTTGCCAGTCTGACCCGTTGTGCCCATGTCCTTGCCGTGGTAGTTGCTCCAAGTGTGCCCACCATCGTCAGACCAGCGCAGCAGCACCACGGGCTGGGGGTTGATCGTCACACCTGTCTCGTCAATTAAGAAGTCATATGACTCGGTGATGATGTCGTCCTCATCCTGAGTCACCAGAAACACCGGCTGGCTGACAGGCGGCAGCGTGAAACCCACCTCGCAGTCGAGCTGCATGGAGTGCTGCGCTGTGCGCTTCAAGTTGTTCTTGCCCGTGGGCAGCGCCCGCCACGACCGAATCCATTTTTGGACGCCGCCGTTGTCCGAGTAGACATCCAGATCGAATGCATAAATGTTGCCGTTTTGGAAGTCACCGACCAGCACCTCGCCGTTGAACACAGCGCGGCAGTTGGAGCGATGGCGAATAAAGCTGTCATTGGCCCAGCTACCGCGCTCATGCCACGCCTGTGTCGAGGCGTCGTACACCCATGTGGCGTTAGCCGATGGGAACGTCAGCACGTAGAAGGCGTGGCCTTCCTGCTGGTACGTGTAGGCAATCGCGTCCGAGATGACATCGTACTGTGCGATAGCGTACTCAACAGCGTGCGTGGACACCCGTTGGCCGGTGTAGCCGTTGGCACGGTACACGATGCCCTTGCCTCGGGCGTCAGCGCCCAGCCAGAACAGCGAATTGTCCAGCTTGGCTACCGAGTACGTG